GCCGCACATCTCAGACGCTAAGCGCGCCGAGAACGAGGACACGTTCCCAGAATACCAGAAAGAAGCGCGTCGGATGGGCAGACCTGTCCTTGGTTCAGGCGCCATCTACCCGCTGCCACGGTCGCAGATTATCTGCCCGCCGCTTGACCCGAACATCCCAGCGCTCAAGCACTACAAGCGAGTGTTCGCTCTCGACGTGGGCTGGAACTGGACCGCGGCGTGCTGGTTCGCCATCGACCCAGCATCGGGCGTGTGGTACCTCTACAGCGAGCACAAGATGTCTCAGACCGAGCCGATTGGTCACGCTGAGGTCATCCGCTCCCGTGGTCTGTGGATACCTGGCGTTATCGACTCAGCCGCCAATGGTCGAGGTCAGGATGGTGGTGAGGCGCTCATCGAGCAATACCGCAAGCTCGGGATGAACGTGACCAACGCTAACAAATCAGTCGAGGCTGGCATCTACCAGGTCTGGACTCAGCTTCGCGCCGGTATGCTCAAAATCTGCGAGAATTGTCAGATGACGCTGCAGGAGATGGAGAACTACCACCGCGACGAGAAGGGTAAAATCGTCAAGGCGAATGACCACTTGATGGACGCGCTCCGGTATGGCATAATGTCAGGTTCGACCGTCGCGAAGCAGCAAACTCCGCCTCAAGCCTACGCGGGTCAGACTGGTGTTGGTGGAAACTACCGAAACATGTACTAACCGCCTCACTCCCGCCTATCAACCGCCTAAATAGTTACTCGGCTAACGCATCTCCGCCACATTCAAGGAGCCTGAATGGCAACCCGTAAAGTCAAGACCGAAACCGAGCTTCTCAACCCGAACCTTTCAACTGAGCAGCTCGTAGTCAAGCAGGCTCAGAACGAGTTCGACGTTGCGGCCAATCACTGGATGAACTTTCGAGATGGCGCCGCCGAGTGCCTTCGGTTCGTCAACTCAGAGCACTTCAACGCGACCTACATCGCGTCTCGTCAGGCTAACGGTCTTCCCTGCCTAACCGAGAACCACATCCCAGCTATCCTGGACGTCGCGACGAGTCAAATCGTCTCCAACATGCCAGCGGTTCAGCTGGACCCAATGGACGGTCAGACCTCAGCCGACATGGCTGACAAGCTCGCCGACGTTATCCGCGGTATCGAGCAGGAAAGCAACGCTGAAGCGCACCGCGCCAAGGCGGCTTGGTATTCAGTAGGAACCGGTCTTGGCTACACCCGGCTGCGCAACGAGTACGTCTCAAATGACCCGAAGGACCCTAACTGCTTCAAGCAGCGCCTCGTCCTCGATGAAATCGCCGACCCATTCACGGTCTACCTTGACCCCTCCCACAAGGAAGTTGATGGTTCGGATTCTGAATACGCGTTCATCGTCGTCGACATGACGCACGACGAGTACCTGCGCCGCTTCGGTTCAGCGAGGGGTAAGGTCGCGCAGACCATCACTGACGCTCGCGCCAACGGCTGGACCCGGTCTGACATCAAGGCGGGCAACTATTGGTTCACAAAGGAAACGGTTCGCGTCGCTGAGTACTACGTCAAGCGCTACACGACCGAGAAGGTCTTCCAGGTTCTTGACCGCTCGACTGGTGGCTTGAAGACGACCTCAGAGCGTCCCGCTAATCCTGACGACATCCTTACCGAGCGCGACGTTCAGCGTCCCACCGTCTGTCACTACATCCTCAATGAGAAGGAAATTCTTGACGAGAACACGTGGCCTGGTCCGTGGATTCCGATTACCGCCTACAAGGGTCGCGAATACTGGATTAACGGCAACCGCGTCCTCAAGGGTCTGGTTCAAGACCTCCGTGACCCACAGCTGCGCATCGACTACTTCCAAAACTGGCAAGCCACGATGGTCATGCTGGCCTCGACCGGCCAGTACATGGGTACCGCCACGAATTTCGCTGAAAACCAGCACGAGTGGCGCGACATCAACCTGTCCAACCAAGCCTACATCACCTACGTTCCAGACCCAGCGAATGGTGGAACGCCGCCATCCCGTGACCTTGCTGAACCCGCCATCTCTGCCGCGCAGGTTCTTGTGGGACAAGCCGTCGAGGGTCTTCAGCGCGTCTCGGGCGTTACACCCCACGTTCCTCAGGAGAATAGCCCAGTCGAGAGCGGCATCGCCAAGCTGACGCGCATTGAGAACAGCCAAACAACTAATCAGTTTTACCGCGACAACATTCGCCACTCCATCGCGCACGAGGGTCGCTTGATTCTCGCCGCGCTGCCGACGTTCTACGGCGAGAACGGTCGTGAAGTTACCGCCACCAAGCTGAATGGCGAAACCTACACGGTAACGCTGAACGACGACACCGACAGGTTCCTCGAGGACATGCGTCTGAAGGTCGTCGTTGAGAGCGGCGCCACGTACCACACTCGCCGTCAGGCTGCCGCCGCCGATGGCTTTACTCTCATGGGCGTCCTCGGACCTGAAAAGTCTGGTCTGTTCGCCGACCTAGTGGTCGACAACACCGACTGGCCAGGCCGGCGTGACATCGCCGCTCGTCTGCGCGCCGCGGTACCTCCACAGATTCTGCAAGCCACTGAAGCCGTTGATGAGAAGGAGGCACCTGCGCTGGTCGCTCAACTGAAGTCCCAGGTCGCCGCGCTTCAGCAAGCCAACGCAAAGCTTACCGCTGAGTCTCTACCTGACAAGGAGAAAATCCAGAAGTTGGAGATGGAGACCGCGTTCGCAAAGCACGACACGAGCTTTGACCTGGAGAAGGCTAAGCTTGACCACAGCCTGGAGATGCGCAAGCTCGACCTCGAGGAACAGCGCACCATCCTTGAAGCTGAAATCAAGCGCAAAGAACTTGAACAGTCTCAAGAGCTGATTGACATCAAGAAGCGCGAGCTCGGGATGAAGGGCACCATCGCCGCCGCGGATATCGCCAGCGACGTGATGGAGCATCATCACAAGGTTCAGGAAAACCTGATTTCCACGTCTGAGCCAAATGACGCCAAGACTGGATTTGAGGGAGACGACAACGACCTCCCAGCGCTGTAACTCAGGTCACGGGTATAAATAACGGTCTAAGGTACAGATGCCTTCTCATCTGGTAAAACACTCCTCTGGAGGCCATTTTGGACGCTACGCAAGTCGCTGCAGAAACAACGCCGGCATCAGCACCCGACACAATGCAGGAAACTACCAACCCTGCGACCCTGGAGGGCACCACGGTAGATGACGAGCCGATTTCTGGCGAGTCGGATGGTAAAATCGATGCGACAAAGGTCAACGAAATCGTAAAAGGTCGAGTTGAAAAGGTTCGCGCGAAGACGAGAGCAGAAACAGAAGCGAAGGTCCGCTCTGAAGTAGAGCAGGAACTGGAGTTCTGGATGGAGAAAGCAGCGAACAACAAGGTTGACGCCGGGTTGTGGACTCTCCCGCCAGAGCCAAAGCTGACAGACAGCAACAGCGTGGACGTTTTCACCAAAGACCACAAAGCGTGGACTGAGCAAAAGGTGAGAATGGACATGGCGAAGCAGCAGGTTCAGAGCGAGTACAACGCTCGTGCCGCAAAGTTCGCCACCGAGAACCCCGACTTCACCAAAGCCGTCAAGTTCTTCAATGCTGTTAGCGTGCCAGCCGCGCTTGACGTTTCCATCCTTGAGTCTGAGCATGGTCCTGCAATCGCCTACTACCTTTCGAAGAACTTGAAAGAGTTCAACCGCATCAGCCAGCTCAGCCCCGTGTCTATCGCGCGCGAAGTCGGCAAAATCGAACTCAAGGTGACTGGACAGGTTTCTGAACCTAAGCCAGCCGCTCCAAAACAACCGGCTGCACCAAAGCCAACTACGACTGTGACTGGTTCAGCACCAGCTGGAAGCGCTTCAGACCTGCTCAAGCAGGGCAACAAGCAAGCTTACATCGACGCTGAAAAAGCCCGACTTCGTGGAACCGCGGTGCCAGCTCGCAATCAATAAGGACCATCCAAAATGGCAACTCCGCAAAACTTGATTCCGACAATCACGATGGTCGCTCCTAAGAGCGCCGCCGTTCTGTCGAATGAAACCCAAATCGCCAAGAAGGTCTCCCGTGACTGGGACGACTATTTCGCCGTCAAGGGCGCCAAGATTGGTCAGCCAATCTTCATCCCACGTCCTCCGCAGTACAACGTTCGTGTCGGTAACGCGCTCGATGTTCAAGCCGAAACCATTACGTACAGCCCGCTGACGTTCACGACTCCTTGGGGTATCGACCTGGCCTTCACGACGCCAGAACTGACGTTCTCGTTTGACCACATCATGCAGAACGAAATGACGCCAGCCGTCAAGAAAATCGCTAACTACGTTGACCAGCAGATTCACCAGCTGGCAATCTACGTTGGTAACGCAACGGGTACTCCAGGCACGCCGCTTACCGGTGGTCCGTCTGGCACGTCTCTTGATGCCGTCAACCAAGCCGTCTCGCTCATCTATGACCAAGACGCTCCAGTTGATGACTTCATGAGCGAGTTCAACCCACCGCGCTTCAACGCAACCCTTTCTACCAACAACCGCGGTCTGTTCAACCCAGCCTCCGAAATCAGCGGCATCTACATGCGCGGTTCGATGGGTTCCTATGGCGGTGCGAATCACTACATCGCACAAGCCGTTCGCACCCAGACCTACGGTACGGTTGCTGCAACCGGTGACGCTACGGTTACCTCCAGCCCAACCAACCCGGTTTACAACAGCACCACGCCAGCCTACGCGCTGACTGGCTCGCTGGCTGTTACCGTTGGAACGTCTGGTCACGCACCTAACGTTGGTGACATCTTCACCATCCCAGGTGTCAACGCGGTCAACCCGCAAACGAAGCAAGACCTTGGCTACGCGAAGCAGTTCAGCGTTGTCTCGGTTTCTGGCTCTGGCACCTCCTGGACGTGGACTGTTTCCCCAGCCCTTAACTCCAGCGGTCCGTTCCAGAACGTCACGGCTCTCCCGGCCCCTGGCGCTGCAATCACGATGTTCGCTCCTGCTCAGTTCGTCGCTCAGCAAGCTCTCGTAATCCACCGCGATGCATTCATGCTCGCGAACAAGGAACTCGAGCTGCCAACCTCGGCTGAATACGCCGACTACGTTGTTGACGGCGAGACCGGCATCGGTATCCGCTACGTTCGCTCGTGGAACCCGTACGCCAACCAAATGGTTGACCGTTTCGATACGATGGTCGCGACTGGTACGCTGTACGAACAGCTCGCTTCCCGCATCAGCTACAACTAAGAACGAGGGGGAGCAATCCCCTTCCTTCAGCCACCATTTAGGAGAAACAAATGGCTACAGTTCCAAACATTGAAGGTACCGTCAACCCGGCAGTTCTGTCTGGTGGCGTCTTCGGCACCGTTATCGGTGGTGCCGATGGCCCGCTGGGCTTCTACGGTGTTCCTGGTGTTGCGCAACAGTCCGGCACGGGTATCACGACCGTGGCTGAGCTCGTCGCCGCGCTGCAAGCAGTCGGCCTTCTCGGCGCGTAAGTAAGCTTGACCTGAAGGGCTGGCTCGTGAAGGGTCAGCCCTTTTCTACAAGGAGGCGCCATGGGAACCACCCGCGACCTGATTAACGCGTCGTTTCGCACCATCAACGTGCTGGGCGAGGGCAACCAGAACGCCAACGCCGCGCAGCTTAAGAACGCCCTCTACGCGCTCGACACTCTGACCGATTCATGGTCGAACGAGCGCCTCATGATTTTCAAGCTCCAACCCTTCATCTTTCCGATTGTCCCAGGTAAGCAGGTCTACACCATGGGACCTCAAAATCTGACGCCCGGTTCCATTGTAGAAGCGGCTTTGCCGTTCGTCAACTATGGTGGCGGCTACGTCAATGGCACCTACACCAACGTGCCGGTCAGCTACGTGACGTCAGGGACAGGTTCAGGCGCTAAGGCGACCGTTACAATTCAAGCCGGGGTTGTCATCAACGTCGCCATCACCGAGGGTGGCATCAACTATCTTCCTTCAGACAATCTGACGGTCGCGACGAGCTACCTTGGTGGCGGCTCACCGTCCGCAACCCTGGTGTTCCAACCTCAGTCCGTGACGACTCTTACCGATTGGGTCATCGACCGCCCGATGAAGATTGAGATGGCCTACACGATTTACAACCCATCGGGTGCCGCGCAACAGGTCGATATTCCAATCACGCTGCTTACCGCTGAACAATACGCGTCCATCGGCGTCAAGCAAACCCCTTCGAACTTCTCGTTCGACTTGTACGATGATGGTGACTACCCACAGCGCAACATCACGCTGTTCCCAATCCCAAACCAGGCGGGTAACGTGCGGTTGTGGCTGCGACAGCCGCTGGTCGATGCAACGATGGCGGCGCTCGATACTCCGGTTGATTTTCCACCTGGCTATGAGGAAGCTTTCCGCTACAACCTCGCGGTCGAGCTTTCCTTCGAATACGGTAAAGGCGTCCCTGAGCTCGTGATGCAGAAGGCCATCGAGTCGAAGGCAAAGATTGCGCGCTTGAACGCCAACCCAATGTACAAGAAGGGTGACGGCGGAATGAGCAACAACAAGCAGGGCTGGTTCAACTTCATCACTGGTGGCTTTGAGCCGTTCAAGGGAACTGGGTGGTAACCTATGACTGAGCAGAAGCGCAAGCTGCCAGGGTTCATTGGTCCTTCCTACGTCGATAACAACCCTCGCTACGACTGTCAAGACATCTACAACTGGTACCTCCAGCAGGATGAATCGGTGGCTGGCAAGGAGATGCAGGTCACCGGCTTCCTGCAGCGCCCGTGCCTGAAGTACCATCAGAACATCGCGCCTGGGGGCCAACGCCCCGGTGCCGCCTACACGCTTTCAACGGGTGAGGTCAGCATCTTTGTGTCTGGTAACCAGGTTTATCAGATTTCCGGCGCCGACGCAATCCCAGTTAGCATCGTCGGCACGATGGGAACATCAAGCGGTCCAGTCTCCATCTCAGACAATGGCATCTCAGTCATCATCGTCGATGGGACCACCACCTACTACACGTTCGACATTGGGACGTTCGTTCTTAACACAAACACATCCCCAAATTTCTACGGCGCGAACCAAGTCACGTTCCAAGACGGTTACTTCATCCTTAACTGGACGGGAACCAACAAAATCTTCATCTCGGACCTGTACTCGACGAATTTCCTCGCGCTAAACTACGCCGCGAAGGCTGGCTATCCAGACCCAGTCGTCGGCCTTATCTCCAACGCGCGCGAAGTCTTCATCTACGGCACGCAGACGAGCGAGACCTGGTACGACCAGGGTGCTTCTGGTTCTACCCCGTTCGTGCGCGAAGACGGTAAGAACACGCAAATCGGCTGCATCTCAGCGCAGACCATCGTGCCGCTCGCTGGAACCATCTACTACCTCGGTCAAAACCCGCAGGGCGGGGCCATCGTGTACTTTATGAACGGCTACACGCCAACGCGCATCTCGAACCACGCGCTCGAGAACTCGCTCGCGGCGCTTGGTGACCTTTCGACAAGCTACGCCTACGGCATCCAGTGGCAGGGCCACTATTGGTACGTTCTGCAGGCCACCGGCGCGAACTGGACGTGGGTGTTTGACATTGGCGCCATCTCAGACGTCAACCCGAACAACGGTCAATGGACGAAGTTCACCACGACTCAAAGCAACAACCTGCAAGGACCGTTCGCTGGAATGGCGCACTGCGTTCTCAACGGTTCCCACCTGGTGTTTGACGCCGCCGGCAACCTTTACACCCTTGACCAAAAGACCTACGTCGACCAGATTGGCGGTACGCCGGCCGTTCTCAAGCGCCAGCGCACCTCGCCGCACGTGTCAAACAACCTGAATCGAATTTTCTACAAGCTCTTTCAAGCGGACTTCTTCACAGGGCAGGGATTGGTAAACGACGGAACGAATCCTGAGAACGCGGTTAACCCATCAGCGTTTCTCGAGTATTCTGATGATGGTGGTCAAACGTGGAGTGAGGCGCTGCAGGGCGACCTGGGTGCTATTGGTAGGTACAAGGCAAGATGTCGGTTTTCGGCGCTTGGTTCAGCGCGAGACCGCGTGTTCCGCTTGACCGTGACAGACCCAGTCGAGGCTAACCTTGCGATTGTGGCTATCGACTTTGAAGTAGGCACCTCTTAAATACCTGCTGTTTAGACCATCAGAGAGCACAGATGAAAAATTTCGTTCAGCTTGCATCAATCGACGTAAGACCAGCTCTTGAGGAAATGAAGCAGGTTCCTCTTAAGATGTGGAAGGCGGACACCTACCTGCGTGATTACCCGCAAGGTCCGTTTGGGGATACCGAGAGCATCATCCTCCGCTTCCCCCCTCGCAGCGTCAAGGAAACGAAGAAAGCGCTGGAGGAGCACCTGAGCAAGGTCGATGAACATGAGAACGTTTGGCAGGACGCCGCGTCAAGCTTTCCCGAGCTGAAGAGAATCATTTACAGCCTGGCTTACGCAACAGGAGCTACGCGGATTGGTCGCTGCATCGTCAACAAGCTGAACGCAGGTGGAGTTATCTGGGCGCACCCCGATACCCCGAGTCACGCGAATTATTGGTGTCGGTATCACGTTGTCATCGGTGCGTTCCCAGGTGTCAAGTTTACCTGTGGAGATGAGACGGTCGAGATGAAGACGGGTGATGTTTGGTTCTTCAGAAACGAGCTTACGCACTCGGTCAAGAATGAAAGTGGAGTCCCACGCATTCATCTAGTGGTTGACCTACGGGTCGAGGAAGTAAAGCCGGGTCTGTATCCACGACCAGATGAGGTTGAGCTGCTGAAAGACCAGTGGGATTCGTACCTGCTCAACAAGGAGGTCGCGTGATTACGTACCAAGTTGAGCGCTGGAACGACATCGCGGAGCAATTTGAACCGTTCATTGAGCCGCACTGGAGAGAGCTGGGGCTGGACCACCAAGATGTTCCAGTTGACCTGTATTGGGAGAAGTACGCAGAGCTGGACAACCTTGGTGTTCTACACGTTGTGACCGTAAGAGACGATGGGGTCATGATTGGCTACCACATCTCGCTTGTAATGGTCATGCTGCACTACAAGTCCACGCTGCACGCAGTCGTTGACCTTTACTACCTGAAGCCAGAATACCGGCAAAGCAAGATTGGGCTCGAGATGTTCCGCTTCGCCGAAGAGTCCTTCAAGAAGCTTGGGGTTGTCAAAATCATCAATGGCACGAAGCTTCACCTGAATCACGAAAAGCTTTTCCTCGGGCTAGGCTTCAAGCCAACCGAGACCATCTACACGAAGATACTGGAGTAAACATGGAATTTTCAACCCGTCAGCGCCGTCACCAAGCCCGCGTAGAGCGTGACCGCTTCTGCAGCGTGGCTGCCGCAGTAGTAGGTGGTGCGGTAGTTTCTTCAGTTGTTGGCGCCTCAGCGGCTTCTTCAGCGGCGAACACGCAGGCCGCTGCCGGAACTGCTGCAGCTAACGCGTCTTTGCAGGCGACCCAGGAAACCAACGCGCTCAACTGGGACATCTACCAGCAAAACCTGACCAATGTTTCTCCTCAGCTTCAAATTTCTCAAGAAGCTGATGCCGCGCTAGCGTCTGGTTTGGGGCTCGGTGTTCCTAACACTGGCATCAACCAGACAGCGCTTACGAGTGGCTCTGGCGGGTATGGTGGAAATCTCACCGGAACCGGTCTTACGGCTGCTCCAGGGGTAGTGAATCCAAGCCAAGCCGCAAATGGTCCGCAGGCACGAATGGGTGTCGCCACACCGCTTACGGGAGTTCAAGTTCAACCGGGCGGTACAGCCGGTGGTTCTCCGGGTCAAATGGTCGCGGCTCCTCCAGGTGCTCCCACTTCAGCACCCGGAACGACGCCTGTGGGTGGGGTTCCAGGAGTAGGAACCCCAGGCATCACAAACTTTGGCGCCAATCAGACTCAACTGAACGCCGCTGGGTCTTCTCAGGCTCCTGGCTCTCTGCTCGCCAACTTCGGTCAAAGCCAGCTTCAAGGTTACCTTCCAAGCGGGGTGATGGGATTTGTGCAGGCTCAAGGCGAGCAAGCTCTGCTCGCGCACGATAACGCGCTTGGCATCGGTCAATCTGGTCAAGAAGCCAAGGACGCAACGAACTTCGCTGAAAATACCGCCGGAACGTTCTACCAGCAGGCCTTCAGCAACTATCTGACGACTCAGCAGCAGAACATCAACGCGCTTTCAAGCTTGGCTGGTAATGGTGCCGTAGGACAGGCAAATGCCGCTGGAACTTCAGCTGGAAATGCAATTACGTCGAACACGCAGGCGGGTATCAACTCATACAACAACTATCAGACTGGGTCGGCGGCAGCTTCGGCAGCGGGTAACGTTGGGGTCGCAAATGCGGTTTCTGGTGCAATCGGAAATGCGACGAGCGGTTACCTGACTTCTCAAATCATCAATAAGTATCTGCAAACGCCTACACCGGCGCCAGCAGGTCAGTAAGGAAAATCATGGCCCTCGACCCGTCCATCGCGCTCGATGTTCAACAGCCTCAGTCAATCACCTCTCAGATTGGCGGCGCGGTTGACGTCGCCAAAAGCCTTCAGAGCATCTCTGCGTCACAAACGCAGCAGCAAGCCACGCAGGCCGCAATTCCAGGAATCGTAGCTGATTCTGCAATCAAAGCTCGAGCCGCGGCTTTCAACAAGTGGCAAAGCGCCAACGCGTCCAATTTTGTATCAACGCCGACCGATGAGGCAGGCCAGCCAATCAAGGGCGCTCCTCCAATCGTCGACCACCAGGGCTTTGCGACCGCCGCCGCCAACGCGGGCTACTACACTGAAGCTCAAGCGGTTTTGGCATCTGATTTGAAGAACCAAGCATCGTCGCTTTCAAATCAAGCCGATGCTACCGCGCTGTCCTTGACGACCCGCGGCTCCGTAGCTACGATGATGGACGCCTTCGTAAAGAACAACCCCGGAGCTTCAGACGCGCAGGTAAACGCTGAGTACAACCGACTTCTCAAAGGAGTTGGCGACCAATTTAAGGGGTCCGCCGCTGAAAAGACAGGTGTCAATGTCGCGTCAATCTTTGGGCCTGCCGACAACGCGGACGGGACCTACAACTTCGACAGACCTCTGAACGCCGCCTACGTGCAGGCCACGATGAACCCGCTGCAGCAGGCTGACCTCAAGCTGCGTCAAGGCGCCCTTGCAGTGAGCCAGGAACAAGTCGCGCAAGCCGGTGAAGTTAATCAGGCTGGAGCTGCCTACCGTAATCCAGACAGCCCGCAAACAGCCGCGGCGCGCAAGGCCGCGATAGCCGCTGACCCGGCGCACGCGGACCAATACTCGCAGATGACCGCGTCGCAGCTTCAGAACAGCAACGTGGTTGGTGGTGTCGTCAAGGAAGCCCTGGTCCCAGGAACTGCGAAGGCTGGGTTCAACGCGAAGTCGCTCGATGAATACACGAACGCGCGCATCTACGACAACGCGCAGCAGAAGCTTACCGCGCTCGCAACATCTGGGCTGACGACCGACCCGCGCGCTGACAACTCAGTTCCATTTACATCGATGCCGGCGCAGTGGATTAAGAACAACCTCAGCCGCTTCGCTGGCGGTCCTGGGGCTGGTTTGGTGCTTGACGCGCAGCAGGCCTTCAGCAACGCTAACCGTGACCCGTCGCTTGGGTTTGACAAGCTTGATTCAGCAGCGCTGGCTGACGCGATGCACTCGCAGGCGTCGCTGCACTATCAGCTCGGAGACCAATATCAGACCGCGTCACAGCAAACCGCCTTCGTTCCACCTGCATCAAACTCTACAAGCCCAGTCGCGGGTGGAGTTCCTAAGTCAGTCGGCGCGACGGAACCTACTAGTGCGTCAAACGTCACAGCCGGCGCATCGACCAAGCCTGACCTTTCAGCTGAGCGCGCGGCCGCAAACAAGGCCATCGCGAATGGCAAGGACTCAGCTGCGGTTCGAGCCCGCTTTAAGCAACGAACCGGACAGGATTTGTAATGGGATACGACGACCTTCCTGACGCCCAGGGTGGGTATGATGACCTGCCAGATGCAGCGCCTGCGCAACCAGCGATTTCTGGTGGTGAGGCCGCGCTTCGCGGATTCGCAAACTCAGCCAGCCTTGGTCTGGGTAAGTGGGCCAACGCTCTTGCTTCTGAAACTGGTATTCCTCAGGCAGCCGCGGAATTGATTGGTGGTTCGACAGAGCCAGGTAAGAACAGACTTGAATCAGCGTGGGACCAACTGAACCCTAACGCGCACAGCGGCAAAAGCTTTTGGGGTGACATCACCGCCTCGGTAGAGGGCGAGAAAGCGATGAACGCCGCCGCCTTTAACCAGCACCCGGGCTACTACATGGCCGGCGCTCTAGCTCCTGCAGCCGTAAGCGCCGGAGCCGCTCTCAAGGGAGCGGTAACTCTACCAGCCACCCTTACCAGTCAAGTTGGCGTAGGAGCGGGAGTAGGTGCTGTTTCTGGCGCCTCAGAAGGAACTAATTTGAAATCGGCTGCCGCTGGCGCCACCGTAGGAGCAGGACTTGGTGTTGGTGGAACTCTATTAGCGAATGGTCTAGCCACCGGTGGTCAAGCGCTTCTCGCGTCGAAAGGCAGTCAATACCTCATCAACACCGTGCAGGGTCTCGTAAAAACCGCGCGCGGCGAGGGTGCTGAAGCTGATGCGGCGATGGCTCAGTTGAAAACGGTCTTCAAGAAGGGCACGTCGCTTGATGACATCGAGAGCACGCTAAAGCAGGCTAATGACATCGGAGACACAGCGAACGAGGTTGGACAGTCTCTTCAGCGCGTTCAGCCAGGAAGTGACATGGCGGCGGTGCAGAAGGTCGCCGGTCTCGCTCCCTCCTTCGGACAGATTGCCAAGGAAGGCGGTCAAGCGGCCCTGTATGGTGGTGCAGCTGGAACCGCCGCAGAATACGCCGCGTCCCACTTTGGGGTACCGCCAGGGGTCGCTGCGGCGATTGGTGGAACGCTAGGAGCTAAGGGCCCGCTCAAGCAGATGGGAAATGACCTCCTAAAC